TGCCGGCATAATTGAAGTATTAACCATAAAACAAAATAACCATGATTAACATCAATAAATTCAATAGTTATGAGGATTATTTGAAATCCGTCTTGCTGTCTGGGGAGTCGTCTGTCTCCCTTGTCGGCAATATTGTCAAGTATGATCCAAAGAACCTGATTCTTCATCGTGGACAGCCGTTGGATAATGAGGTGTGTCTTGTGTTCAAGGACACGTATGACAGCAATCTCGTGTTTGTCCCGTTCCACACGTATGACTCTTCGACCTTTGACAGCCAGAGGTACGAGAAAAAGGACTGGGTGAGGTTTACCCGTTCAGAAGGCCATGAGGTTCTGATTCACAAGACCGCCGTTGGCAGCGCACAATGGGCCACATCCAACAAATACAGATTGCACTGTGACCTGACCGCAAGCGGCAGTTTCGACTATGCCGTTACAATTAATGATTCGGCAAAGACCGGAACCGTAACATGGGAGGCTGGTGAGACATTGGCGCAGGTTGCGGCCAAAATAACCGGCACAAACAGTTATTTCACGGTGACAACGGTGGCGGGAGAGGAGTTTATCCGCATTTCATGTAGCAGCTACAATAACACGACATTCACATTGAGCAATGTCACGGGGGCTACCATCGATGACTTGTCGCTGTATTGTCGTATTGGAGGCGTGCAGCAGGCTGAGTCTCACCGGTCCTGGCAGGCTCAGGACGTGAATACCATGTTCCCAAATCAGGGATTTCTGCCGGCCAACACCGTGCAATATGCGCAGAATGGGATAGATTTGTCATACAGATGCATTTGCAATTTGCCGAGAGCGAAGGAGTATTACCGCATCAGCGGCACCGGTCACGGTGGAAGTGACACTTATCTTGCCGAGAGCTCGAAATCAGCAAGAATGAGCAAAATCGGATTTGCTTCTTGCAATGGAAGCGGAGTGGCCGAGCAGCAGGCTTTGTTTGATAAGTACCATGGAAGCTGGGACGCTTACATGGAGGCAAGCAAGATTCAAATCAATGACAAGCACACTAACGGCGTTGAATACAAGAGTTATTCCAATGGTGACACCCAGTCGGATTTCTTGTGCAGTGTGACCACAATGACATTTGACGGCTCATATATCCCGGTGTTCACGTCGGCATCGATGACAAGAGCTCTGGCAGATGTTGATTTTGGTGGCGGCAACATGCCGACCAACCATGAGATTGCAGTGTTCATGGATGCCACCGTGATGGCTCAAATCAATGCGGCATTCACCACGATAGGAGGTGCAAACCTTCTGACCAATACTGCTTATTATTGGTCAGTCGCCCAGTACAACTCCGGCGATGCCTGGGTCTTCGGCGGGACGACTGGATGCTTGGGCAACATCGGCAAGATCGGCGCTTTCGGCTGTCGCTCCCTCGCTTATGTATAATTATTTGAAAATTTTAATTTCCGCCCGCCTTTATTCAAAAAAAGGCGGGCTTCTGACCATGAAAAACAGCAAATGTTATGCCCAAGAAGAAAAAGCCGATAACTGATCTGGAGATTGCAAGACTTGTCATTAAGTTTGACAGTGAGGTTCACAAGATATTCAAGAATTTGCCGAAGTGCTATGATTACAGTGTAAAACAACAGACAACGGAAAGTCTTGGATTCATGAAGAGGATGCTTGGTAAGTCCATCAAACTGATTCCATTTGACAGTGACACATGGAGAATCAAGCGTGATTGGTTGAATGATGCCTATTCGGAGATTGGTTTGTTGACATTCAATCTTTGTGAGCTGAATGATGATGGAGTCTTGAGCAACAAGACAAAATCGTATCTTGACATAAAACTTGCTGAAATAGAATTGAACTTCCTGAGCCTGCTGAACACGTTTAACAATAAGGTAAATGGGTCTGACGGTGGCGGGTGCGCCCGCGCCGCTGAATCCGATGTTATAAGGACGTGTGACTACGATTGAAGAGGAGGTCTTAATGCGTAGTCATCTACACACACACGAGCCAAAGTCAGTCGCCCAGTACAACTCCAACAATGCCTGGATCTTCAACGGGACGAATGGATGCTTGAACAACAACAACAAGATCAACGCTAACGGCTGTCGCTCCCTCGATTATAACTTGTCGGACTACAGCAGGCAGGGAAAGTTCATTAAGTTTCATGCTGAGATGCACGAGGCATGGGTAATATGTAGGAAAACCAAGCGGGACAGCCATGCGCAGCTTGAGTTTGAATACAATCTCATCGGAAGGGTATATCTGTCGCTATTGGTATGGCTGATGGAGTATGTTCCTGAGAAATCAATCGGCTTCATCATTGACATTCCGCGTGTAAGAGAGGTTATCGCCGCCTTTTTTGGTGACCGAGTTGTCCAAACCTGGTATAACGAGCGTCTGAAACCATACCTTGAATCGGACTGGCTGGATGATGACAGTTATTCATGCAGGAAAGGAAAGGGCGCATTAGCGGCCGCTTTGGAGCTCAAGGATAAGATAGAACGTGTGAGCAATGGCTTCATCTATGATAACGTATGGCTCGTGAAACGTGATTTCAGAGCCTTCTTCATGAGTGTTGACACGGAATTGCTTGAGAACCTGATGGTGGATTTCATCATGGAGCATTTCGGGATGGATGAGGATGAGAGAAACAGGCTGATATGGCTCACACGGATTATATACCGCTCTTTGCCTCAAGAGAGGATGATAAAGAAATCCCATCCGCTTGCATGGCTCAAACTGGAGTCAAGGAAATCCATGATTGGAAAGATTATCGGATTGCCAATAGGTAATGTGACCAGTCAGACGGCTGCAAACTTCATCACCACATTGTATTTGCGCAAGCTCAGGGAGAAAGGATATGAGTTTGTGCATTATACCGATGACACTGTAATCATTGTGAGAGACCTTGAGCAATGGAAACGTGATGAGAAGGAGATAGAGGAATATATCTCAAGTGTCATGCATCTTGAATGGCATAAGCATAAAAAATATTGCCAGCACTACAGCAAGGGAGTTGAGTTCTTAGGACTGAAAATCAGATTTGACAGACTGCTTCCGTCGGATAGGATAGCGCATAACTTCATCTGGAAGACAAAATGCGCTGTGAGACGTGCGGAACAGAGTGACAAGCAGATGCTGATGATGACAGAGGACTTCCAGTGCGTGTTCAACTCCTATTGCGGCCTGTTGAAATGGAGTAACAGTAACAGGCTGAAAGGACGTGTGTTTGAAATCCTAAAGGATTCAAAGCTGTCCAGAATATACGATATACACGGCATTGATAAAATCACCATCAAAAAGAACAGGACGCGGATGGCCTACTATATGCGCCTGAACCGTAAAAGAAAGAGAAAAACAGCATACAATGAACATATTTGACAGACAGCACAACAAGAGCATGGGAGAGTGCGCCAAGCGCGTGGAGGAGATTATTGCGGCCTATGAGAAGAAGATTATGGGCATCATCACCAGATCGGGCATCAATCTGGAGGAAGGTTTCAAGTTCTCTGACCACCCTGCGTTGAAGCGGGAATGTGACAAGCTGATTAAGGAACTGGCCAATAATATCCGAATCACGATTGAGAAGGCCGAAAAAACCGAGTGGGAGAGGTCCAATGACAAAAATGATAAACTTGTTAGCGAGGTTATTAAAAGTGTGTCAGCGGCAAAGAATATGGGCTACATGCAGAGGAATCTTGATGCAATGGAAGCCTTCATGGGGAGGAAGATAGCCGGAATGAACCTGTCGCAGAGGGTGTGGAATATCACCAAGCAATTCCGTGGCCAGATGGAGGCGGCTGTTGACATCGCCTTGCAAGACCACAGGACAGCGGATGAGTTGAGCAGGGATGTACGACAATACCTGCGGTACCCGGACAAGTTGTTCAGGAGGGTGAGGGATGAGAAAGGGGTGCTGCATCTGTCAAAGGCGGCCAAGGCCTTCCATCCAGGTAGGGGCGTGTACAGGTCTTCATACATGAATGCCAGGAGACTGGCGGCCACTGAAATCAACATGGCGTACCGTACATCGGATGACACCCGCAGGCAGCAGCTTGATTTTGTGGTGGGGATAGAGGTTCATTTGAGCAATAACCACAACTGCAAGGGAATCCCGGAGGGAGAGTTCAGGGATATATGTGACAAGCTGCAGGGCAAATATCCCAAGACGTTCAAATTCGTGGGCTGGCACCCGCATTGCAGATGCTATGCCACGTCCATACTGAAAACAAGGGAAGAGGTGATGGAGGATATCGAGAGGAGGAAGAAAGGGCTGAAACCAGTTAAAAGTGTGAATGAGGTGAAGGATGTGCCGGATGGGTTCAAGGAATGGGTGGACCAGAACCAGGAACGCATCGCCAAAGCGAACTCATTGCCGTATTTCCTCAGTGACAATGGCCAGATTGTAGACGGGCAGTGGGTGATGAATGAGATGGCCCCTGAACCGTCATTGCTTGACAATGCGCAACAAAGACATTCAATGAGGACTCCCGAGCAGATTAAGGACATAAAGGAAAGGTGGAAGAAGAGGAATGAGGTTATCAAAGGGTATGAGATGACAAAGAAGAGGGCTGGAAATATCCTCAATATGGAAAAGGAATGGAGCGAGGTAAGCTTTGAGCAGCTGAGAAAGGCGATGGGTGTCGTGTCTGACAAGAGTGTTTATCGGGCTTCTGATTATGCCGAGTTGAAGAAGATGTTACAAGACACCATTCAGAAGATAAAACAGCAGCAGACGGCTGAAAAGGCGCTTTCTGATGTAATCCCGGATGTTCACAAGTGGCACAAGCAGTTTACGCTGGATGAGTTGCAAGAAGCAAAAAGCAAAATAAGCGGCAAATTGGCACAATGGACGCAAAACAACGATTCGATGTTTTCATTGACAGAAATGAAAAAGCGTCTTGAGTATGAAGTAGGGTGGATGGAAAGGAAAGGTAAAAAATACAATACGTGGGAAATTGCAAGGGATGTATATGCGAATCGTTTAAAATTGGTTGAGCATCGTATAGAAATGCTTAATGTGAAACAAGGTATTGAAAACGATATATCACTTATCAATAGCTCAAGAAGCAAAGTAGGAAAGCGGATTACGGCTGAATTTGACAGTCTTTTCAAAAATGATTTGACCAATATTCAAGCATTAAGAGAAAAGGCAGCTGAAATAAAGACAAAATCAAAACAAATAGAACTTCAAAGGAATAGAGCAGCGGGTAGTAGTGGACAATCTTCTTATGCGCCTCAATACAATCCAAAGTCTGATGCAGAGACAAAGAATGATTTTCTTGCATATATGAGGTCGATAGGTAAAAATATACATGAGAGCACCGTTGTTATTGACAAAGGATTTGTTCATTTACAGGGAAGACAGCACCAATATATTTATGAAGGCAATTCCATAGAGACAATGGCAGAACACAAACAACTATGGAATCATATAGCGGTAAGCAGATGGGGAAGGGCAGGTTATATTCAAACCGGAAACAGTTGGAAAATAAATTCGGATTTTAGAAAGACCGGAGTTGTTGGAAAAATAGACTCAGTTGCTGAATCAAGACTTGAGGCAAATGGAATGACTAAAGATGACTTGAAAACAGTGAAACTTCTTGATAAGAAAATAGGAGAATTTTCATTGCCAATACCTCTTGTTGTTACAAGATATGTCAGAGCGTCAGCTTTGGATAACATTTTCGGAACTTCTTTCTCAAATCATAACATTAGATCACTTCAAAATGATATTGGTGCATTAAACAAAGGCAGACAATTGTCATCTGATTGTGCATTTACTTCTGCTTCAACGAATGAGCTTCAAAATGTTTTTTATAACCAATTTGATGTAAAATTAATGCTTGAGGTTCCACCAAAAACACCAATGTATTTTTCTGATAATTATGCTGAAAGTGAAATTGTGTTATCAAGAGGTACAAAACTTGAATATGTATCCTCTTCTATTGGGAAAACAGGAGGCTACACACATCTTATAATTAGATGTCGTGTTGTTCAGTAGTATTACTGTTTTTTCTTTATATAAAATTCACATTTGCCTGTGTTTATGGCATTATTAACATCTACGACATTTTCAAAAACATCACACTCACTTCCCTGTAAAGGTAATTTGTTGAGGCAATCGTGGCATATACGTCTGTCAGGCCATTTCATGTATGGATCGTCATGGAGGGAAGTGAATAAAGGGTCCTTGTTGCCGGAAAAATGAGTTTTATTGTTTTTTGGAAATCTTCTTTTGAAATCAACAATGACACGAATCATCTCAGAAGGAAGGTAGCTCATTGCTGTATCCTCTATTTCTTTCGGTATGTCATAGTATGCACCTGCCAAAGATCCCACAATAGCTCCTATTGTGTCTGAATCTCCACCGTATGATATTGCTTTTCTTATCGCATCTTCAAAATTGTTTGAATTTGAGAAGATATGCATCGAAAGAGGGACACATCCTTGACAAGTTGAATCCCATTGTCCTTTTTTAGGGATACGTTTCAAGTAATCATCACCATAATATAACTTGCAAATATTTTCAACGCCTTCTTTGCTGTTTTCCCATATTTTATTTGCAAGACCAAATATTGAAATGGCTATTGATTGGGCACCTTTGATTCCCTCTTCGTGAGAATGGCTGCATTCTGCTGATTTCTTGGCCTCTTCCATAATCTTGACGCTGTTGTCAAATGCAAATCCAATTGGGGATACTCTCATAGCCGAACCATTTCCGTAGCTATTGTACGGCTGAGGGTTGTCTGACATTATCCAGTTTCTGAAAGAAAATCCGTAGATAACTTGTCTCCCATTGTATTTTCTGCACCATTTTATCAGGCTCTCCTTGTAGGGTATCCCATGTAATATTGCATCGGCTATGGCAATTGTCGTTATTGTGTCGTCAGTGTATGAACAGCCATCACCAAATAGTTCGAAATCCATGGAACGGTGGTTGTTGAACTCAAATCTTGAGCCCACAATGTCTCCTATTATAGCGCCTATCATATTGTGTAAATTTTTGAACGCAAAAATATCAAAAAAAATAATACGAAAATCAGATTTTGAAATTTTTTTGTTTGCAATATAAACATATTAAAATTTATTTGTATTTTTGCACCCGAAACAAAATATTACTTTTTAACCATAAAATCATGGAAAGAATACTTGAAAAACTCCGCGCCAAGTTTGCGGGAGTGAGTGACAAAATCCTGGAGAAGATTGCGAAGAAAATCGCAGAGAAGGCCAAAACCGACGAAGAGATTGACTCAGAGGTAGAGGCTGTTACAATTTCCCAGTTGCTTGAGGTGTACGGCGACAGCAGGGCAACGGACGCCACCAAGACGGCAGTGTTGAACTACGAGAGAAAGTACAATCTCAAGGACGGCGAAAAGCAAGGGAACAAGTCTCAACAGCAGCAACAGGAACAACAACAGGTTATTGATCCAGACGTGCCCCAATGGGGTGCCAAGCTTGTGGAGACCGTCTTACTGCTTGCCGGCAAGGTAGATAAACTCACGAGTGACAAATTGGTCAGCGGGAGAAAGCAGCAACTTAACGAGAAAATCAAGGACCTTCCTGAATCACTTAGAAAGGTTTATGACCGTGTCGCACTCGACTCAATGGAGGATGACGCGTTCACCACTTTCTTGCAAGAGGTGGAAACCGAAGTAAAAGGGATCCAGAATGACGTGTCTGCGAAAGGGGCTGTGTTCGGAAAGCCGGCTGCCGGTGTGCGTCAGATGCAGAACGGCGGAGGAGGCGGAAAAGAGGCAACAGACCAGGAGATGAATGAAGTCTTCCAGCGTCTGGGGCTGTAAGTAACCATTTCTATTAATCATCAAAACAAAATTTTACCATGCCAGAAGCAAATTTGAACAAAGAAAGCATCCTTGTTGATGACGGTATTGACAGCATTGTCATCATCAATGACTTGGGTGATATCCCTGGTGGAAGAACTCTGGATGTGTCGGGTGTGGCATCCGGCACAACCGTAATCAAAGCCGGCCATATCATCATTAAGGATGCGTCAGGCAACTACAAGCCCCTTGGTGTGACCGAAGGAGCTTACAATGCCCTCAGTACCGGCGAATCTTATGAAGGTGCCCTGAAGGCCTCTGTGCTTGTCAGCGATCCGAGAGCCGCCATCCTCACCATTGGTCAGGTCAATGCGGCCGCAAGCCCATATCCTGTCACCGACACCATCAAAGCCGGATTGCCGAGGATTCAATTCCTCTACTAATCCGGATGTGTTTATGCTAATGCATTAATCTTTTTAACCATCAAAACAAAATTTAACCATGATACAAACATTATTTCTGGAGTTCGTTGAGAAGTACTTCCGTAAATTTGTCGGCAAGATTACGGAGAAATTCAACGACAAGTCCAAGGAACCCGAGCTGCTCCACAAGACGATGCTCCGCGAGGAGTATTCGGCTGACATGACGTGGGAGGCAGAGGGCATCGACCACAATGTGATTGCCGCTGACGTGGTGTCTATGGATTCAACTCTCCCGTTGAAAAGACGTGACACCCTGAGACGTGCCGGTGGCAAACTGCCTAAAATCGGTATCAAGTTCAAACTGGGTGAGAAACAAATCAGCGACATCAATGTCATGATCGCCCGCGGTACCGAGGAATCCACCATCGCTGCCAAAATCTTCAATGACGTTGAGAAGAGTATCAAGGGTGTTGATGTCAGAACTGAAATCATGTTCCTGCAGGCCTTCTCCACCGGTTTCTGCCTTGTTGAAAGTGATGAGAATGACGGTACCGGCATTCGTGTCAACTACGGTTACAAGGAAGAGAACACCATGCACGCACTTGTCGCCGCATGGGGTGAGAGTACCGCAACGCCTATCGATGATATCCGTCAGCTGTTTGACAAGGCTGATGAGGATGGCAACAACATCGGTTACATCTTCCTCTCGAAGAAACGTTTGGACAACATTCGCAACAGTGACCAGGGTAAGACCCTTGTCGCAGGCTATCAGAACCAGCTGTACACGGATGTCGCCAACTTGAAGGTTCCGAGCAGAAAGACGATGCTGGAGGCCCTGAATGATGAGTTTGACGCAGTGTTCGAGGTTGTCGGCGCATCATACAAGATTCAAGGTGTTAACGGCAAATTCTCCTATGTCAAGCCGTTCGATGAGGACAACATCATTGCAACCCCGGACAAGGTTGTCGGACGTCTGGTCTATGGCACCCTTGTCGAGGAGACCAAGCCTGTGGCTGGCGTTACATACCAGAAATCCGGCAGTCACATTTTGGTCAGCAAGTTCTCAAAGAATGAGCCGTTCGCAGAGTTCACCACCGCCCAGGCAATCTGTCTGCCCGTCATTGACGGTGTGGAGGGAATCTACGTTCTGCATACCGACAGCACCGGCAGTTCATTGAGCTTGTCTCCAAGCACCATGAATTTTGCCGTGGGTGCGGGTTCCAAGACCGCGGACATCCACTATGACGGTTCTATGGGAGACCTGACGATCAGTTCCAACCAGACCTATGCAACCGCAACCCGCAAGGGTGGCAAGCTGACGGTCAAGATGACCGCTAACGCCAGCGGAAGCCAGAGAACGGCCACCATTACCGTTTCTGACGGAACCGAGTCTGCCACCATCTCCCTTACTCAGGCGGCATCCTAATCCATTAATCTTAAACCGGAGCGTATATGACCGCACGAGAGTCTTTGCAGGGTATCAATGCCTATCCTATCCCAAGTAGGACATTGACAACCATTATGACCAAAAGGGGAGTGTCACCTTCAACGGAGGTGACCTCCCAAATTCTTAATTCGTCCGCATTCAAGCTTGCTCATGCGGATGTGCTGTTCTGGCTGTCCGAGGCGCCAAACATCGCACAGGGCGGGCAGAATTACTCATTCAGCGATGAGCAGCGCAAGAAGTTCAGGGATGAGGCCATTGGCATCTATGAGGAAGAGGATGAAGGCTCTCTGCCAAAGACAAAGTACGGCTACAAAGGAGACAGGGTATGATTATTCAGAATGGCACAATAGAGGTTAAGAACAAGGTTCCCGGAGGCATTGACCCGAGAACCGGCTATGCCATCCCATCATCAGAGGCGCAATGGCTTGAGCCCGTTCCGTGCCAATGGCAGTTGACGGACTTCTCCTATCTCGAACGCACCAATGCAGGCGAGCATTACACAAAAGCCTCTTATAGCGTGCTCATAGAGCAGGTCTATGGGTTCGCACCGAGGCAGGTGAGGCTCAAGGACAGCAGCGGTGCCGTGCTGGGAGAGTTCTCTGTCATCAAGCAGGAGGAGCTTGACGCCGTTTGCCAGACCCGTATTTACATCTAAAAACAAATTGAGTATGCCTATCAAAATGACAACACCGATGAGCAGCGTGGTAAACGCCACCAGAGAGGCGATAAAGGAGTCGTTCAATGAAATCATTGACGTGCTCTTTTATGTCGGCGAGGAGGCTGTCAATGAGGCGAGGCTGGCCCACACATACAGGGACCAGACCGGCAACCTCACCGCCAGCATCGGTTATGTCGTTTTCGCCGACGGACAGCCTGTAAGAGTCGGTGACTTCAACACGGTCAGGGCGCCGAAAGGTGACGGAGGCCAAGGGAAAGAGACTGGCGAGGGATTCGCGCGTTCGCTTGCCAGTGAGTTTCCCACCGGCATTGCGCTGGTTGTCGTGGCTGGGATGAAGTACGCTTCATTCGTGGCCGACAAAGGCTATAACGTCATACAGAGCGCCGAGCTTGTGTCGGAGAAGCTGGCCGCTGACATGCTGTCCAAGCTTGGCATAGGGAAAGGAGGTCGGAAATGACAAAGACTGCAGAGATGGTTATTGATGACGTGTATCAGCTGTTAAAGGGTGATACGTCCAATGTCACTGATAACACCGACGAAGCCAATGAGGCCATATTCCGCATCAGCGGTGGTGTCTATAAGGATGAGTGCAGGCCTGTTGACAGTAAGAGTGAGGACATTATTGTGGCGTTCACCACGTCAACGGCTGGGCAGATCCAGGATGGCATCGTGACGGTCAACATCTACGTTCCCGACATTGACCCATACAATGACGGCACACTCATTAAGAACGGTGCGAGGATCGCTGAGTTGGAAAGCGCAGCATCCGAGTGGGTGAAGACACTCAACACCAAGCAGGACGACTACCGTTTCACGCTCTACAATGCCATACATAGCAATAATGATACTGACATACATCAGCATTTTGTGGTCATACAGCTCCGGTTTAGGAGACTCTCAACATAATATAAATTATCCATTTTACAAACCATTAAAACAAAATAATCATGATTTTATCCTGGGGAAAAATAACACCGTATTTCCGCCCTTACAAAAGCGGAGCCTATGGCTCTGGTGACACCTGGACGGAAATGTCCGTTCCCGTCGAGGGTTCGACGCAAATGAACATCACCGAGGGCGAAACCAAGGAGGCCAAGCAGGAAGGAGGCGCCATTGTTGACACCATTACCGGTGACAACACTTATGAGTTCGTTTTCCGACTGTTTGTGAAGAAAGAGGATGCCGCTAACCCGTATCCCATTCCTGTCGTCAACGGCAAGACCACAACTGAATATGCCCTGTTTGCCGTTCCGGAAGACCCCGCATGTCTCGCCGTTGAGATTCCGAGAGCTCAGGTGCGTTGTGTCGAGCAGTTCACATCCGATGAGGGTATCACTCTTGAATACCACTTCAAGGCCCTGCTTGACGAATCACAAGCCACCGGACACCATAATGACGGCAAGCTCGTGAGAATCACCATCGGACTGTCTGGCGGTAAATCGTCTTATGCCGTTCCCGGTATTCTTGAGTATGGTAGCGAGGCAAGCTCATTGGGCGTTACCCTTGTCGGTTTCAGCGGCGTTCCTACCGCCTCTTACTATCCGACAAGCGCCAACTATGTTACCGCCACAATCGCGCAGAATGCGGCAATCTTCGCATTGTCCGCGAATACGGGCGATGCAAGATCGGTGTCCGTCACGCTTACGGATGCGGCCGGCAACACGGCAGTCATCGATATTTCACAAGCCGCGGGCAACTAATGCCTTGGTCCGTGATTTTATATTTAGAAGGGAAGAGGGGTGTGGCTTAGTCGCTGTGCCCCTCTTTATCAAAACAAGAAAGCAACAACAATGAACAGAGGCAAACAGACAATGGAACAGATGGTGGCCAATGAGCTGCTGGAACGCAAGGAAGACATAACCATAGCCGGAAAGGCTTACCGTGTCGCTCCCCCCTGCCTTGCCACACTGGTAATGTGCAGCGAGGAGTTCTCAAAGATTAAATCCGTTGAAATCAGCAAAGACAATGCGGCGTCAGACATTATCCGAGAAGCGAGATTCGCAAAGGATATATGCAGGCCGCTGGCTGTGCTGATTCTTGGCGCTGAGAGAATCGAAAAGGAAATTGCGAATAATCGCTCAAAATGGTGGAGAAGATTGTTCAGACGCAGGAAAACCGACACCGTCGGACGCTTGGCGCATAATCTCGCCTATGCAAAGCCCGGTGAGATTACCGATGCGGTGGCCAAGCTGATAGCGCGTCAGGACATCGGCGGTTTTTTCGCGCTTACCACTTTCCTGAGCGCAGTACAAGTGACGAAGCCGGCGAAAGTGGGGACAGAAACGACTCAGTCTGGGCAATAGTATCGGGAATGATGAAAACCTATAACATGAGCATGAGGGATGTGTTGTATGGCATCAGCTATACCAACATCATCATGTTGTGCTCAACGACCCCGGATTACAGCCTGGGTAAGGACAAGGAAAACAAACAGAACACAATTGATGCCAGCAATCCCGCCAACAACGCAATGGTGTTGCGGGCTCTTGGCATGTAAATCATTATAAGAAATGGCAGAACTTAAATTCAGTATCGGTGTTGATGACAGCAAGGTCGAGCAGGCTGTCCAGCGTATGAGACAGCAGTTTGAGACCATCAGCAGGAATGCGGTCACATCTGGGAAGTCCATTGATGATGTTGTCAAGCGTATGGTATCAGCCTTTGAGGACGGGATAGATGAGTTTTCAACGATGAGTGAGCAGCTTGAGTTCCAGAAGCAGGTGGTCAAGGATTTGGGTTCTGAACTTGACAAGCTTGGGGAATCGCTCAAGGAGGTCACGCCATCCGGTGAGTGGGAGACGGTGGACAAAAGCCTGCAAGAGGCAAAGCAGGCGCTTGTGGAATGGAATGAGGCGCTCGCTGAATCTGAACAAGAGGCGATGGCGGCTGACAATGCAAATGAGTCATTGCGTTCGCAACTCAGGAAGATGCAAAAGGAACTTGTGGACATGGAGGCTGCCGGAAAGAGGGGAACGAGAGAATTTAGAGAGTTGCAGGAGCAGGCTGGAAAGCTGCAAGATGCGATAGATGACGCTAACAAGCAGATGAGAATAATGGCCAATGACCAGCGTGGGTTCCAGGGCATAATCAGCGGATTAAGCGGTGTCAGTGGCGCCATGTCGGCTGCAATGGGTGTGATGGGCATGTTTACCGATGAGAATGAGAAGATGCAGAAAGTGATGCTGAAAGTGCAGTCCCTTATGAGTATCACCGTAGGCTTGCAGCAGCTGCAGGCCACACTTGACAAGGACAGTGCGTTCAGGCTTGTCACCCTTAATGGGCTCAAGGAGTGGTGGGCAAAGGTTACCGCCCAAGCGGCGGCCGCACAGACAGCGGAGAATGCGGCGGTAGCGACAAGCGGTGTGGTGGCCACCGGCGCTGCTGGAGGCTTTAAGCTGCTTGGTGCTGCAATCAAGAGCATTCCAGGATTGGGATGGTTGCTTGCAGCTGTTTCTGCTCTTGGGACAATCATTGCCCTTGTTGTAAAGAGACTGGGAAAAGAGAAGGAGTTGACTGGGGAAATGCAACGTCAAAAGAAACTCCTTGATGAGATTGCCGATGCGAAAAGCGCTGCGGCCAAAGCGACACAGAAAGATGCTGATGCATTGGTTATAGCCCGTGACAGATTGAAGACACTGCAGGAGGGCAGTTCGGAATGGAAGCGAACGGTGAAGGACATTGCCGACATTATAGGTGTGCAGGCGGATGGACTTGAGAAAAATATCGGCAAGGTTCGCACCCTGACCGATGCGTATATCAAGATGAAAATGGCGGAGAAACTTGGTGATGAATACCTGACCAGGGCAACCAATATCAAAGTTGACACCGAGGATGTCATCAGCAAGATCGGCAGGCTCGGCAAAAAGGATTCTGACCAGGCGGAGGAACTTTTGAGCGGTCTTGGACTACTCAGTGACGGTGAAATAAAGAGATATATCAAAGCATGGAAGAAGAGTATCACTGATGGAAGCGGAGAAGCTCTTGCCGCATATCATGATCAGCAGGAGTGGTTAAGAAGGCAGGTTGGCTATGAGGCAAACAAGTATGTCAAGCTGTATGAGGAACAGGCAAAGCAATTGGGAAGAGCGTCACTCACATTTGAAAATTATAATAATAGTGAGGAACAGAGAAGGAACAGTCAGGAATCGGCAAAGAAGGCGGCTGAAAATCAAAGAGCAAGGATAGAGGCGGCGAAAAAGGCAATTGAGGAAGGCAGCGCACAACTGAAGGATTATGAGGTGAGCATCCAGAAGGAAATCAATAAAGCCATGCTTGATGAGATGGAGGATGGGACAGCAAAAGAGATAATGCAGATCCAAGCAAGACACAATGAACGGATGGCTGCGATAAAGGAGATGGAGGATGCCATTCTTGAAGAGGAGAGGAAAATTGCAAAGAATCAAGCCATAATTAACGGCACTGACTACAATGAGGAGTCTGTAAAACTCACGGAAGAGCAGCGGAAGATGTTGGAGACGTTAAGGGAAAGCGCCTTGAAAGAATCGACAAACGCCTATAATGCGGTAATTAACAAACAGAAGAAGGCTTATGAGGAACTTTTGAGGAGTTACGGTGATTATACCCAACGAGTCAAGGATATTACTGACAAATACAATAAGCAGATAGCTGATGCGATGGGTGACGAGAATCTTATTGCCCGCATACGTGAGAGGATGAAAAAGGAACTGGATGAGCTTGAAAAGGAATTTGATGAAATTTCTGAGGAGGCAAAATTATTTGCCAATGCCCTTAGGGGTCTTGAAGGAGAATTGTCTGATGAGCTCATAGGGAAACTCAAAACCCTAAAAGATTCTTTAGAAGGCAAAGATGACAAATCTTCTGTTTTTGTTTTCAATGAGGTCAATAAATTGCTTGAAGAGCAAAAGACGTTGTTTGAGCAACTTGATGCGGCATATAACCAATATATTGATGCATTTCATGCATTTGAAAGTGAATCGTCAGCACTCAATGAGGCGAATCTTGCGGTGGCGGGTGAAAAATATGATCAGATTCTCAAGCAGCTCAATGCAGATGCGATGAACATTGCATCGACATGGTTTGATGCCGTGAAAGCAATTGTTCAGTTAAGCGGGGAACTTGGATCGCTTCATGAGAACCAGCAGGAAGGACTTGAACTTGTGGTGGGCTCTCTTGACACATTATGGCAGGGATTTCAGTCTGGTGGACCGATGGGAGCCATATTCTCATTCTTGACATCAGTATTGCCAAAAATCGTGAAGTATGCTGAAAAGTTGAAAAATGCGGCAAAGGAAGAGCTGAAAGCCCATGTCGATGACTTGAAGGCGCAGCAAGACCGTCTTCAGCAGTTGTCAAGTTTCTGGAGCAATGCGGCCAGCAGCGGGTATGGAGGATATTATGAGGGTCTTGGAGGCGGTGATGCCTACAGCAATTATATGTCAAATCTTGATTCTGTAATCAGTAATCTCCGTGACCAGATAGAATCGCTGAAAAAGATAGGCAGTGAGGCCGCTGACGATTTGCAGGATGCGTACATACAACTTGCGGAGGCCGTTCAGGAGAAATTTGATGCCATGGTCAATGATGCGGAAAGACTTATAGGTATCACTTCTTCACAGATGCAAAGCGAGGTTTTTGATTTGAGCAACGCATCCGCTGACGATATTACCAAATACTTTCAGCAATTGATTTTCGATAGCTATAGAATGGCTTTAACCAATACTGCCTTGGCTACGCAAACCATGTCTGGGACCGTTGAAGGATTTTTCTCAGATTTAACATTGAATATTGGTAATCTAATGCAAAGATACATTGATGCCATGTTTAATGGTGATCAGGAGGCAATGGATGATGTACTTCGCCAGCTCCAGTATTATTTAGGAGACGGTTACGGCACTTTGTCTTATACACTAACTGGTATATTTGGCAATATAAAAGATTCGTTGAAAGAGTTTGCCGATAGTCTTGGATTAGATTATAGTGCTTTGAGCGGAGAATCAACGGCCACATCAAAAGGTATTGCCCAGGCATCGCAGGAAAGCATTGATGAACTGAACGGAAGAATGACAGTGATACAGGCACACACAGCCCAGCTGCTTGAGAACAGCGGACTGATGAGACTTGATGTTGCTTCCATCCGATCGATAGTCGGCAACATTGGGGATGACACGGCGGCCATGCGGTCTATGATGTCTGACATGAACACCGATTTGCATTATATAAGAAATAATATGTAAGGAGGGAGGATGATATGATAAGGCTGCATCTTGTTATCAATGACTATGATCTGACAGAGAACTTTGGTGTTTGCATTGGGAAAGGAACTATTGAGAATTTATTGACGCTCCCTGAGTTCAAGAGACTTAGACAGAACGATTGGTTTGAGCATGACGGCATAGAGTATGACTTATCAGCCCCGAAGTTCAGGAATAAGACAGCAACACTTAACCTGTTCAGTAGGGGTGAGCAGTGGGATATCGCAGACGCCATCATAGACGGTATGGATTACGCTTCTTTGTCTATACCTCAAATAGGTCTGTCGTTTGATAAGTGCAGGTTCAACAGAGGTGTTAAGTCAAGTGTTTTGGGAGGACTGCACGAATATAGCATTGAGACATTTATTGATGATATACCGTTTTACGGGTATAATCCATCATCTACTGTACCGGCGCAAAGGGGAACCGAGCCGATGAGTTTTGACAGTGTCAATCTGTCGCATTATGGTGTCAAGCTATTGAAAGGATGGGCGTCGGAACTTTCCAGATTACCCCAGTTGAAACAACCTATGACACGAGACATAGACACTGAAAATTCTGTGATTTGCGATGCAGGCGCTCATTTCAAAAAATTCTATCTTGGAGACATGCCGTTCGATATGCTTATCAGAGGGACGGACGCGGCGAATGCCATTGAGAAATATAAGAGATTCACGTATGCGATAACAAGGCCAGGATATAGGACTTGTGCATATAGTTTTCAAGACAGCATTTTCTCACATTGCATTTACAAGAGCGCAAAGGTGACTGAATTTATTCCTGATACGGCTTGGCTTCGTTTTACACTGACTTTAACTGGAATAGAATAATAAATATCATACAATGACAATAACACTCGCAGACGGTACTTTTTATAATGTGGTTCCATCAGATGACAGCAACAAATTTGTTGAGTTAACCGGAGAGGAATATGTTGAGCTCAAGTTCTCTTCGGTGGAGTATGTTGAAATCACCACTGGCAGCAGCATTGTGTTCCAGAGTAGGTCATATTACGTAAACAGGCCGCAGGATGTCAAGATTATCCATAGCAAGATGTTTGACTATACTGTCCGGTTTGAGGCCGTGTGGGCTGTTTTGAAGTATCGGCCTTATGCAAATCCAGATGATGGGAGAGTTGAGTTCCCTGTTACTGGTAACTTGCAGGAACATGTTACAATGCTTATCAGGAGTGCCCGGATTTATACGCCATTCGGATGGGCTGTTGGTAATCTTCTGAGCAATACGGAGGAAAGATGCATTAGTTATAATGGAATCACATTGTATGAAGCTGTAGAATTGATTGCGCAAGAGTTTGAAACCGAGTTTGAATTTGATGGATTGACGCTCAATGTAGAGAAGATTGAATATAACACCACGGGTTATCTGCAATTGGGCTATGGCAAGGGAGAGGGGCTTAAATCAGGCATCCAACGCAGCAACTATGGGGACAATCCAAAAGTGTATGGGCTCGTTGTAAAGGGAAGCTCGCAGAATATCAATACAAGCACAAATCAGAATGAGAGCTATGGTGACAAAACTCTCCACATGCCGGCATATCTTGAATATCCTCAGGGTTCAAATGATAGAAGACCTATGGTTATAGGCTTTGATGGGGAGAAATTCTCTTATGCCGTCGGTTTTTATGACTCATTTCTTTCCACCAATTATGTATATCAGAGCGAGTATGGGTTTGATGATAGCAAGGCAAGCTGGTTTCACATCCCGGTTGGAGGAAGAACGATTTACAATTGCGAAAGCCCAAACGTTAACCCAGACCCTGTAATCCCAAACTTCGGGAGTAAGATTGACATTGTTGATTTGTCGCACATCTACCCGCAGTTGACGCATACAGTAACCAGTGTCACAACCAGACAGGTGCAGGATAGGGACAACCAGCCGTATACGGAGTATTCGGTTATTATTAATGCGGGAATCAATTACAATGATCTTCTGATACCAGGAAAGACGATGAGCATTGTGTTTCAAAGCGGGATGCTTGCGGGCAAAGAGTTTGATGTGAATTACAACAATACACAGCAGAAGTTCACTGTCATAGCCAAGATAATAGATGATGAACGTATGCCGGAGGGTGCTTTCATACCGGCTGTTGGAGACACATTCAAAGTGTTCAATTGTATGCTCCCGGATGATTACATCAGAAAGGACAGCAACCATACGGGGGCTGAATGGGATATGGCTCGTGAGGCCGTGAGACAGCTTTGGGAGGCTATGCGGAATCTCTATACATATAAATTTGACATTGATGGCATATATGCGGCCAGTCTTTCAAGCTCCGACTTTGCCAAATTCAGACCAGGTTCTTATGTGAAGTTTGTGAATACTGATTTGGGTGCCAATGCCATGATACGCATTATGTCTGTCAAGCAGCCTCTGAATGCTCCAAGATGGATAACAATTACCGTGGCTGACAAGCCGTCTGTGAGAGTGCGCGCAAGGCAGGAACTGTCTGTTATAAGCAATGACTTTACCAGCAGGAATAATATGTCTTCAACCATTGAGATGGAGCGTGACAGAAGGATTGACGATGTCGGCAATACCAATACAAGGGTGTCAAATTTGTCGAAAACTGTTAGTGAGATGCCGACGGCAGCGGATGCATATAAGTCCATAGAGGATAACAGAGCTATTGATGTCACGATAGAGAATAGGGAGGTGACTAACTATATAGAACTCAAAGAGGCTTCTTCCGCAAGGACCATATCTCTTTCAAGTGACAATGATGGTGTTTGGGGAGAAGTGATATTAGACAATGCGGCGAATACTGACATTGAGCTCACCGTTGTGCCAAAGGAGAATGAATACTCTGTTGTCTTCAATGATGCGGACAAGAATAATGTTGTGCCTGCTGGTAGTGTGAAGGTCCTTTCATATTGCAAGGCCGGCAATAAGTTTTATGCAAAATTGACTGATATAATATAATGGATTCATGCGGTAACGCAATTAATCAAATAAATTAAACAAGTAGCATTATGACAAGCAAAGAACTGAAAGACTTGATGAAACGGAACCCCAAAGAGGCAATCGCCCAGTTGATGAACAAGACGGTCATTGTACCGGCATGGGAGGGTTCTGATGGCCTCCATAAAGAATATGATCCGAAACTCCATCCTGTTATGGACAAAGCGAAATATCCTGATATTGTACACAAGGATGGAACGGTTGATTTTGTGACAAGAATCACATTCGATTACCAGAGGCTTGCGGTGAGACGTATGTCCGAGCTGGTTTGCGGAATCCCGGTTAAGCGTATTTACAAGCCGGTGACGGATGGTCAGAAAAAGGCGGCTGAATATATCGAGGCCATCTACCAGCGGAACAGGATAGACACCATGAATGTCGAGCGGCTTAACATGCTCTTTGCCGGATGTGAGGTGATGACATTGTGGTATGCTGTCGAGCAGGAGAATGTGTTGTATGGGTACAAATCAAAACTCAAGATTCGCTGCAGAAATTTCTCCCCTATGCTTGGGGATAGTCTGTACCCGTTATTTGATGAATATGGCGACATGATTGCGATGTCGGTCGCATATAAACGCTTCAATGGCAAGGAAACTGTTGATTATTTTGACGCGTATCTTGAAGATAAGCATTATAAGCTGGTGAGCAGCGGGAGCAGCTGGGACATAGTTGAGGAGGAGGACATATCGGTCGGTAAGATTCCCGCTATCTATTGCTTCCGTCCAACACCTATCTGGGAGGACACATCACGGATTGTCGAGGAGCTTGAGTGGGCGTTCAGTCGAAATGGCAACTACCTCCGTAAAAATAGCAAACCTTTGTTTGCCGTCTTTGCTGATGAGGACATTGCGTTTGGAGGGGAAAAGGATGAAAAGAGCGAGTTCAGAACCGTATTGCAGTACCCGAAGGGGTCTTCGGCAAGTTACATCACTTGGGATCAGGCTATAGAGAACTTCAAATTCTATACTTCGGATTTGAGAAATTCTTTCTTCACCCAGTTGCAGCTCCCGGACTGGTCCTATGAGAAGATGAGCCAGCAGGCGTTGAGTGGCGAGAGCCGGAAGCAGTTGTTTATTGACTGTCACCTCAAAGTCAAGGATGAGAGCGGAAGACTGCTTGAGTACTTTGACCGTGAGACCAGTGTTGTCAAAGCGATGGCCAAGGCTACCGGCATCGATGTGAGCGATGATGATATTGACAGTCTGATAGTGGAGAATGTCATCACCCCGTATAGCATCACGGATGAGAAGGACACCATCAACAATCTGTACACGGCCAATGGTGGAAAGCCATTGATGAGCCAGCGTGAGAGTATTGAGGCCCTGGGATGGAGTGATAATGTGGATGAGACGATGAAACAGATTGCGGAGGACAGCGAGAGAAATGTCTTTGAATCGTATCAATAACCTGTTGATTAATCATAACCAATAAAAACTAACAAGCAATGGCAGACGTAAAGAAATTGGCACCTATCATCCTGAAATGGGAGGCGGGTGCGCCTATCCAGACGACATTGGAGGAACAATGGGTTGTCGCAGTAAGGAAAGGGTTCAGCAATGATCCGGATGATAGGGGAGGTGCGACAATGTGTGGCATCACCCTGAAAACGTACTCTTCATATAGAAAGAAAAAAGGCCAGCATGAGCCATCTGTTGATGAGTTGAAGAAAATCACGTTATGTGAATGGCTTGATGTCTTAAAGACTCTGTTTTGGGACAAGATGAAGGCCGACAACATCATCAACCAGAGTATTGCAAACCTTTGTGTTGACAATGTTTGGGGTACTGGACCAGGATATATCAAGAATATCCAAAGAACGCTGGGAGTGACGGCTGACGGCATAGTCGGCAACCAGACGCTTTCCGCCATCAACAGCCACCCTAACCAAAGAGAACTATTCGGTAAGTTGTGGGAGAAACGCAGATTGTTCTATCTGAACCTCACGGTGTCCAATCCTACATATAATAAGTATATAAAAGGATGGATGAATCGATTGTACGACTATAAGTTCTATGAATAGGAGGGCGGAGACATGGAAGGAAATATGGAATGGATAATACGGATATTGGAGATTATTGCCGGAGTCGTAGCCGGAGGATTTGTCTTCAAAGTTATTGACAGAATCAGATTCAAACAGCAGGAAAAGAAGCTCAAGAAGGATGAAGTTGACAAGGCTGAGGTTGAGACTGATAAAAAGCAGATTGACCTTGGCGATCTGTTCCTGGAGAAAAGCCAGAAGTGGGGTGAGATTATTGAGTCAAACTCCATGAAGATGGTGAAGATGATGGAAAAGATGGATAAGGACAAGGCAGAGAGGGACAAGGATTGGATGGAGCTCAAGAGCGATATGGTTGCTGTCAAGAATGATATGGCTGATGTAAAGACAGAACTTGGCAATCTTGTTGAGTATAACAATGGCGGTTATCAAAAGTTTTTGGAGAATAAGTATGGGCGCAAAGAAACGACATCAATGCCAAACTAACGAGCGGAGGACATGTGAGACATGTGCCAGCTCAAGACCTATAACGGACAGATGGATAGGCCATGACGGTAAACCGACGCTTTGTAAATGCGAGCATCAGGAATATTCAGTGTTGTATTGTAATCCTTGTGAAATTGGGAAATGGAGGCCGAAATGATTAATGGTAAGAGAAGAATATTTATTGCCGGAGACACGGGAGGAATCAACCGTGACGATGTGGTGAGAAGGCATTTCGCTGATGCTGATGAAAAGATTATGATGCGTGGTGACGTGCCTGTCAACCCGCTCTGGTTCTGCGATCCGTCCGACTCATTTGAGAGGCGCATGAGAATCTGCCTTAAAGAGCTTGCGGGATGCGACGGTATCTATATGCTCAAGGGGTGGAGGGCTGACAAAGGGGCAAAGAGGGAACACTTTGTCGCATTGAAATTGAAACTAACTATTGAATTGGAGAAATGAAGAAGACTATTATTATTATTGTGTTTTGCGTGGCGATGGCGGCGGCTGTCGCTACACTTATTGCCATCACCATCCGGCAGTCAAGGGAAATATCCCGGCTGGGGGAGAATTTCAGGACAGAGGTGTCTGGAGACAGGTCAGTCCAGCAGGCAGTCACCAAGGCGGAACTGAAGGAGTTGTTCAGTGATGAGCTGGCGACCTTGGGTGATTATGGAGTCAAACCGAGGCAGGTGGAGAATGTCATCAACGTGGAGTATCATTATATCGACACTGTCAGATATAGAGACACGTTGGTATGGGTATATGATACGGTGATTCGGGCGCATAGAACGCCTTTTGAAATTGATGGGGATTGTTACTCAATATCAGGGGAGATATATGCAGATACGCTTGAAATCGGGTGTTATCAGTCAAATGATGAGATATTGTTGTCGCTGTATAAGGAAAAGAGGAAGTGTCTGTTCGAGAAGCGCAAGGTGAGAGCCATTGCGGTAAGTGCCTGCAAGGGTGACACACTGGCGATACTGCGTAACTTGAAGGTGGTGAAGTGATGAGACATATTGAGGAAGACACACAGATAGCCTGCGTGACGTGGTTCAGTTACCAGTACCCGCAATATATACCACTGCTGCATCATTCACCCAATGGTGGATTCAGGAACAGCAGGGAGGCGGGCAGGTTCAAGGCGATGGGCACAAGAGCCGGATTCCCTGACCTCGTTCTGCTGGTTGCCAGAGGAGGCTATCACGGGCTTTTCATAGAGATGAAGACGTGGAACGGCTCACAGACGGAATTGCAGAAGGCGTATCAGAGGGCTGTCGAGGAGCAGGGGTATAAATATGTTATTTGTCATAATGTCGAGGAGTTTGTAAAAGAAGTGACTTTATATATGACCTTGTGAGATGTTTTCTTGCTGTTCTTTTTCATTTTCATTGTTGTTTGCAAAGGGGGTGCGCTTAATTGTCCATCCCCTTTTGCCATTAACAAACAAGGGCCTGTCATAAGACGGCCCCGGTTTGAACTTATAAAAAAACATCCACGCATGAAATTGCACTGCAAAAATACAAAAAAATCTGTATTTTTTGGAGCATTTGTGGAGCGCTTCTATAAGCGATTGATTCTCAGTATAGGTTGTGGAGCCGGGGGGATTGTAAACTACATTTCAATGCATGTCATTTCGGTGCAATGCGTTCTCACAATCAGGATATTGGGGCTTCTTGTTGTTATGTGTTGCTGTTACATTATAATATATTATTGTCATTTTTTGTGGAGCATTAGTGGAGCGATGGCGTTCATAAAGTGTTGAATTTTTCCATGTTTTTTTTCTTGAGCTCATCGACGATGGCGACATAAGGCTTCATGGCCTCATAGTCCTTATGGCCGGTCCACCTGATGATGACCTCTGCTGGTATGCCCAGCTGCAGGGCGGTGACGACGAATGTACGGCGGGCGACATGTGTTGTGAGCAGTTCATGTTTCGGGTGTACTTCCTCTATGCGCTCATTGCCCTTGTAATAGACAATCCTCACAGGTTCGTCAATCTTGCATATCATTCCAATGTCCTTGAGATATTCGTTTGACTTCTGGTTGGATATGACAGGGAGGGCGAGATTGTCAGGGAAGTGTTTCGAAGCGTACCGTTGAAGTATGGCATTGGAGTGGGCATTGAGCTCGATTCTCAAGAGTTCGTTTGTCTTCCTGGTGACAACGGATATATAACCGTCATGGATGTCGCTGGTCTTGAGTTTTGCGGCATCGCTGAATCTCAATCCGGAATAGCAGCAGAAAATGAACACGTCACGCACTCTTTCAAGATGCTGTTCGTCTCTGGAAAATGTTTGTGACTCCATCCTCTTGAGTTCATTAAGGGTGAGATATATGACCTCTTTCTGCTCGAAATTGGCGCCCTTGAGACGTGTCTTGAAGGTGTTGTGGGCATTGCCTTTGTACTTCCCCCTCAATGAGGCCCAGCGAAGCACCCATCGCAGGAACTTGACCATCTTGTGGGTTGATGTGTTGCGAAGACCTTTCCTGTTGATCAGGTAATTTGTGAAGTTCCGCATGAAATCATCATCAATGGAATCAATTTTGAGTTTGGATCCGGCAAAGTCGGTCACATGTTCGAGTAAGGTGTGGAACTTCTGATGTGTGCTGTGGCTCCAATGGTTCAACTTGTCATTCTCTTGGACAAATGCGTCCATTACGGAACTGAAACTGTCTTTGGGGTGTGATTGCATGTCACCGCCTCCCAGAGCGCAGCAGAGGGCATGTTTCACGTCTTCTGCTGTCGGCAGCCGCTTTTCCACATGCTCGAATTTTGCGATGAGTTCACGGATGGCGCTCTCACACTCTGATATTTTCCAGTTATACTCATGCGCTTTCGGATGAGCATGGACAATGCGCTGGCGTGTCTCATCCCAGCTGTCGGGAGTGTCGAGCAGTATGCCGAGGGTCCTTTGCACTGGCTCAATGCCGCGGACGGACACCCTTGCATGTACACCGCTTCTCCCGCTGCGCTCCTTGTGGAGATAGAAACGTATGGTGTAGTTTATAATCATTGCATCATAATGTCGTCACTCATTGGAGAGCCTTCACCGGTGAGAAGCCATTCCGCAGATATGCCATAATCGTTGACAAGGTAGGTGAGCCATGCAACCTGGAACATGTCTCTTTCAGGGCTCTTCATCTGGGTTATCATGTTCCAGCGGTTGATGTTGTACCGTTTTGTGAAGGTGTTGATACCCCTTATTATCTTGCGGGACTTGAGGAACTTCAATGCTTTGTAGAACCGAAGGATTATTTGTTGGCTGTCTGTTGTCTGCATGGTTATATATTATAATTTGATACGTTTGAATATATCGTCAATAATTGACTTGTCTTGAGGTTTTTTCATATATAATACCATCCAATATGATGCACTATATTGTGAAGTTGCCACAACTTTCGTTGCATTTTCATAATCCAATGAATTGATGTAGTAATATCTTGAATTTGAATAGTAGATAAATTTGTATCTTTCAGATATAAAGTCTGTGAGTCTGGAGTAATATTCTGACGGAATCATCACAGAGTAAGCATATAAAATATCATTGTCATCCAGCAGGTATAATACAACATAATTTACAGATGCCCACTCGTACAAATATGTTAAGCCTCCGTCGCTTTCGTTATCAGGATTGCCACATTTTGCTATTATGGAGGATTTATTCTCACCAAAACTAACATTCGGCTCATTATAGAGATAATGCCGCGGTTTTACTTTTACATCGACAAATTTTTCATCGGACGTGTTAGAGACTTTTATTCTTGTTTCTCCAACATACATACCTTTTACCATTCCATTATTATCAACTTCGGCATGAAATCCATTTAGAGAATTATAATCAATAGGTAGTTTTGATTTTGCAACAATATTTTTTGTCTCATTATGATACAGTTCTATTTTGCGTGTCTCCAAATCAATATTTTTCGTAAGTCTTTCTTTGTCACATGAAGACAATAGTGCAAGTGATAATAATAATATAAGTATATTCTTTTCCATGATATTATTTTTTTGAGGTTATAAATCTAATTAATTCGCCTATCTGCTCTGTTTGTTGCTTGTTGGTTTCCGTAAGTGTCGCAACTGCAGATATGAGTTTATCAAGTTCTGCGGTTTCCGTACTTTTTACACTGCCATTACCTATTATATCTCCGCCTGCTTGGTTGTGATGGATGTTGCCAGAATATTCTGTCAATAGCATAGGGGGTATGCCTGTCAACAAGAAACTTTCAGAAATATCAGGATAGTGTTCAATTATTTTTGAAGCGGTTTTTTTGGTAATATTATTTGTTTTTCCGTTTTTGATGTCTTGCACTAAAGTTTGATTTACTCCTATTTTCTTCAAAAATTGGGCAGGCTTAAGGCCTGAATACTTGATGATTTCCTCAATAATTTGGAGTGTATCAAACTTTTTTTGATTTTTATTTGATTGATAATCAGCCATATATAATAATTTTATTGATTTTATTTGTGAAAAACAAATTTCGTATTTGTTTTCTTCTTATTTTTGCATCGAAAAAACATCTAAAAAAACACAGCAAAAATAATCAAAAAAATAAACCAAAAAAATACGCGCATGAAATTAATCACAAAACAAGTAGCAGAGCAGATGAGTAAAT